ATTTATGGTTAGGGAAGATATTATTGATAAAGTATTTGGATATAGGCAACTTGATATTACTCAAATGAAAGTGTTTGAAGGAGATAGTTGGCTTGCTCAAGTAAGTAAACAAATAGCTGGATTACTGCATTACGCACTTAGACAAACAGTAGGTTATGGTAAAAGTCGAATAGTACTAACTATGCCTGCTGTAGTCTTCGGAAATCTACGTTCTAATATTTTTCAACTATTGATGCGTAAAATTCCTCTTTCTTTTATCTTTAAGAAAACTATTGAGGGGATTAATGAATATATAAAATATAAAGATCATAATATTCAACATGCTCAACTAATGCACACTATCGAAACTAAAGGCTTGGATAGAGTTAATAGCCCAGAAGCTTTTAAAGCACGTAGATTAATGGATAGAATTCAACGTAATAAACTCCATAGAATGAGTGAAGCTGGTTTAAATTCATTAATTGTTGAGGATGTAAATGAAGCACAGATTGATGGTTATTGGAATCGTATGAAACGTACTATTTTTAAAGGAAAATTTAAAAAGGTTGGTGATAGAATTCCACAAAGCTTACAAACTATCGCATCATGGGCATTCATGACTAAGGGTAGTGCTCCTTTACAAGCAGCTAGACAATTAGTTCAGATGACTGACTTTATGGGCAGGTATGTAATGATGGAACATGCTATGCATGTTAAAGGACAAGATTTTAGCACGGCAATGCATGATGCACTTACCGCTTTTGTATTGTTTGATGAAGCGTTGATTCCTGTACTGGAAGCTCTTGACGTTATCGGAGCTACTGCATTCCTTTCGTACTACTTACGTAATACTAGAGCATCTAGACAATTACTAAAAACTAGTCCTACAGCTGTAGGTGTTTCTGCTGTAATCCAGGAGATTACAGGAGTACCTACTTTAGCTAATATAAATAGCTCTTGGCTAGGTGGTCAATTTTCACCTAATGTATTTCAGACTTTTAATTTAGTTGACGAAGCTGATAATGTAACTGGGTATGAAACTATTATGGATGTAGCTAAGTGGGTAAATTAGAATCTAGAATCTTCTTCTGGCGGTTCCCACAATAATACTCTAATAACAAAGTACAGTACTATTCCTCCTATTACTACTATAGCTACTGGTAATAATAGGAGACTAGCAAGTAAAACTATAACAGCTACTATCGTATATAAAATACTTTTTAAGTGCGTCATGAGAACAGGGAATCTAACTTAGTTAGATCTTCCGTTTTTGGAATTTCTGTGTCTATGACTTTTTCACCGCTTTCGGGTGCTTTGTCTAGTCGCTCTGCTTCTAGTTCTTTAGATGCTGCAGCTAAACCCTCTTCTGCTAATTTTTGAATCCGATCTTTCCTGATAGTATCTTCTTTTACTTTTGTTTCAATAGAGTCCTCAATAGAAACTTTTCCTTTAACTGCCCCCTTTTCTTCTGGAGTTAGTCTACGTCCAAGTCTCCTTTCTTCTTCATGTAATGCCATTTCTTCGGGAGATCTACGTCTTCCATTTCTACGGCCATACTCCCATTTAGATCTACTATTAGTAGGAGCTTCTACGGGTATAGAAACTCCTTCTTCAATTAGTGAATTTAAACCAGCTGATTGTTTTTTCTTTAGTGCTTCTCTTACTATAGATTCAATATCTATATCTATTTCTATTTTCATTCTTCCTCCTTAATCATGAGATCCGAATTCAACCCATCCTGTTATAATATACTTTGTTCCTGATAACGGTGGGTTGCCTCGATGTACATGTGTGTATGTTGCTGGAAATAAAATAAATCTGTTTTTTATAGCTTTGATTCTTACACTTTGGTGTAAAAATTCCGTTTCTCCTCCTTCTTCTACATCATTTAAAAATAATGAAAAGACTACGAACCTATCACGAGTTGCTGCTGACATCATTTCAGTATGCCATGCATGATAGCCTTGGCCTTTTTCAGTTTTTTGAATCTTTAAATCAAAAATTGCATGTTTTTGAAATTGTTTAATAATCGGATATGCCTCAACATATTGTGGATAACAGTCATTCCAAAATACTTTATGAAAATCAACAATTCCTAGTGAGCTAATATCCAAATCATTTCCATATAAACTCGTTACGAGACTTTGATGTTGATCTTGTACAAATTCAAGTGTGTTTCGATCAATCATTTTTAGCTTATCGAAATACTGGATATAATTATCACAAAGCTGATCTGAAAAATAATTATCAAATATTCCTATATGATTTTTTATAGTAAATGATTTTTCTTTCATAATCGTCTATGTCTTAATCCATAATAGGCAATCATTAATGCATCGGCTCTGCCATCTAATAGACCACCTCTCTTACCATATAGTTCAGCGTTAGGGTATAAGCCTTTAGCTATCTTAGCTACGTCTTTTTTGATAGCTTTACCTTTGACAGTTACTCCTATGTATTTTTGCCATATTTTAGGTGTAACTGTTCTCGGAAAAGTTCCTGTAAGTAACTCTCCAATCGTAAGTACGGTTCCAAAATTTCTACCAAATCCAAAATTAGATTTAGCTGACATACCATACATAGAATGTACGTCTTCTACCCATACTCTACATTTCTTTTCTACTAATTTTAGGTCATTTAGCCAGTGCCATATGTACCAAACTTCATTATTCTTTAAATTAAGTAGAGCAACGCTGTCTGGATTCGCAGAATCCAGTACAGCGATTGCTCCATTAGTACCTGGGTCTATCCCTACAACTAACATCAGTTAGCAAATAGTGAATCTGCTGGGTCTGTGGGTGTACTACCCATAATACTTGCAGCAGAATTACTACCTTTAGGCGTATTAGTTGCTTTATTAATAACTGAGCCTGTATTCTTTTCAGCCCATTTATCAAACTTAACTGCTTCAGTCTTATTAATAATTTCTTCAGCAGTTTTGCCATCTTTGTTACCAAAGAACTTGCATTCATTTACAGTCCGGGTCTGTCCACTTGGTTCATATTTTCCAGTAGACTCATTCTTCACTTGCCTATTTTCTATAACTTGATGAACAGCTACTTTAACTGGCTTATTAACTAGCCCCATTAGTACTGGTCGTTCGGCAGGTGCCTCCTGTTTTTTCTCCGAGTCCCAAACTTTAACAGTCTTTTTCTCAGCAGAATCCATGCATTTTGCTAATGGATCTCCTGAAACTGCTACGCACATAGAATTAGCAATTGAGTATCCTGGAAGTGGATAATCTTTACCATCTTTTGTGTAGTAGGTTTTGTTCCCTTTAGCTTTTCCTGATTTAATCCAGAAGGCTTCTCTTAGCTCCTTACCTTCTGAATTTTCCAGAATAATATTAAAACTTACGGCTTCAGATGCAGACTGATTAAGATAAACCATTTTAACAGTTGCATCATATACACCAGATTCCCATGCAAATCCGCCTCCACCTACACGTTCTATGGATTGCGTTTCCACATTTTTTGGTAGTTCCCATTCACTCATAATTTATGTCCTTAGTTTAAAGTGATTGATTGAGCTTATGCTCCCTTCTTAAAACACCATGGCTAGTGGCGATTCTTTAATTCTTCTTGTTTTTCTAGGTATTCGTCTAGTACTTTTGTAAACTCTTTAACAGACATACCTGGTTTTCTATTTAGAGTTTCTGCGGCAATTTCTTGTACTACTCCAATTCCCATTTTAGTAGCTACATAAACCATATCATCTATTAATTTGATTCTTGACGCATCTATAGTAATGGTATCTCGTTTATTGTCTATAATTGTGTCATTTCCTGGATGGCTCATAGTTCTCCTTATTTGTAATGTTCATGAAGTTTATTAATTACATTTTGTAAATTATTATCTATATATGTTTCTTTTGTAGTCCACATATCTCTAGGAGATCGGATCCGTTCATGTATTGAGTCTTTAGTTATTCTAGTTTGAAATACATATTTAAATCCTAAGTCTTTCTCTTCATCAGTAACTTTATATAATGGAGAGTTAGCATTCTTATCATCTAACTTTTCTAAAGATAGTTTCTTTGTGGATATAACCGTAGTAAAGAAACTTTCTATACCGATATTTTTTAAAGCCCCTTTAACCATAACTTTGGTTTCGGTAACGTGTTCGGCTTCGTTTAACACATCTGAACTGTGTGCTAGAAATACTACATTTTTAGTAGACTTAGCTACTATTTGAGACATTAATATTCTCATATACTGATAGTAATCTCCCCATGACTGTTGCCTATTTGTAGATGGTACTATTTTAGTACTTTCATACATATCCATAAGATACGTAAGACTATCAATTACTATCGTATGTATGTTTTTTAACTTTTCATTTTTTTCCGCTTCTTTAAAAGCTTCATATACTTGAGCGGGATCAGTAACAATGTATTCTTTAAATTTGCTTTTAAATGGTAACTTTTTTCCATTTTCACAATTTAAATACATAACTCCTTCAGGTTTATCTAAGTCTATCAAGCTAGCACTTTTGCCTGAAGCAGATTTGCCTGATACTAGTAATAAATGGTTATTAATCATTTTTTCTCCTTCTCTTCAAGTAAGACTCGTTTAAGTACTTCTAATGCTGCTATACCATCTTTGCCTCCTAGTGGTAAGCTTTTATTATTCTGTTGTATATGTTGTAATTGTGCTTGAAATGTAGACGGTCGGCTCATAATTTCCCGTCCTTTTAGATTTAACAATAAAGCGTCACGTTTCTTTTTATCAGTTGGAGATAATTCTGTAGAGCTTACGCAATTCTTAATCATATGAGCATCTTTTCGCTCATTAGTATTACTTTTATCTCTATTTCTTTCGCCCTTAACTATCATTTCTGCACTAGTTAGTCTTCGTAAGCCCACATTCTTAACAGCAGTAAGCAGTATACTGTGTTGTGCAAAACAATATTTTCTAGCTTCTTCTAAATATTTTTTCTTATTACCGGGTTTACTACCTCGTGTGTCCCCACCTGCTAATGTATCTATTACTGCTCTATCCCATACTCTATGTGGGAATCGCTTTGCATCTTCGGCTGAAATAGGTTTAAGATTCTGAATATGACTTATTAATGCCTGTGTTTGTGGTGCATGTAATATACTAGGCATTCTAGTTATTACTTCTACTTTAGGTTCCTTCTTATTCTTATATTTTTTTCTCATTTTTGTGCCCCTTCGGTAAAGTTTAAATTGCCCTCCTTTTTGTGAATTCTTTAGAAATGGATTTAATTGTACTATTCCTAAATTGTTCTTCTGGTAAAGGATTATCTAATCTACTATTAAATGCTTCTAACTTTTCTACGATATCTCCTAATGGTAATTTTGCATCAATGAGTACCATTCCGTATCTATACAAGTGATTAGCTCTATTGCCTGTTGAGGTATGATTGTAAAACCATCTCTCAATATTATTAACCCCATCTGTTGTAATTTGAGCCCTTGTTTCATCGGCTCTTTTAGTTTCTGGGATAAACATTGTGGCGTCAAGAACGCTTCCTTGGTTATATTCATAAACTCCAGGAAAAGAAGCCCATTTTCTAGCTATGTCTTTGGCTCCTTCATCAACTGGAAAAGGTAACCATTCAAACACATTTATCATAAATTTAGAGTAGTCCCCTGGAGACAATTTAAGCCTGTGAGACAAGGGTAAAATAAGTCTAAATCTATTTATTTCAGATGTATGTCTCTTAGTTGTTGACATTAGAAATGTATAATCTTCCAACAACACCTTAACCGTAGACATAGAAACATCCCCATCACAATCCAGAATAAGTAAATCAAATCCTGCTATGACATTTTCAGTAGTTCTATGTCCATTTACAAATCCATGAGCAGCATAATGATAGCCATCTGCTGTAGTCAATTTATGTAATAAGTCAAATGGCGGATAGTCTGTTTTGTAGTTATAAGCTAATTCTTTACTAATACTTACTGTCAATTTATTAAGATCTGTCTCGGCTAGAGTTTCGCCAATAAAGAACTCAATTTCGTCTAATGTTCGCTTTTTGATTATGATATTATTCCTATATCCAAAGGATGTAGCCAATGTCATTAGGTCTTTCCTCTGTAGCTCTGTGCCTTTATAAAATGGCAATTCTTCCATTAATTCATGCTGAGTTACCTCATTATCACAATCAGCTAAATAATGAGCTAAACGCTCATATGAGCCTTGTTTTCGCATTAATGTATGAAAGGCTTCTCCAGAGTCTTCAACTAGGCTAATAGCATAATCTAAGTGATCTTGAGTAATTTCCGTACTATTGTCGGTAAACGCATATGCTCCAGCTAGTTTGTTAGCTTTGTAATACCGATGTATCATTTCAGCCTTATGGATGGCCATATGATCTTTCATATCGTCTGCGAGTTCTTCGCATTTCATTTGATATTCAATTAGATAGATCGAATTTTCTTCAGACATGCGTAAAATAGGATTAAAAGGCCTTTTTGCAAAATCTGTAAAGGTTCTTTGTATATCTAGCATTTCTTTCGCTAAATTTTCGTCTACCATCATTTTATACCGTTCTTGTGCAGATGCGTACTTAGTCCTATGATTATCTATAGTGTATCCGTACAGTAATCTACGACCGTATCCTGTTTCTAAGAATTGTTTAAATTCTTCTTCTATTCGTCCACCATCTAATAATTTAGTAGGTGTACCAAACATCATTAGATTAGTAGGTGTATTACCAGGTAATTCCTCTGATCTAATATTCTCACTCGTATTTTTTGTGAGTTTTTGTTTAACTAGTCCTACATCGTATAACTCTAAAAATACATTTAATACATCTACATTTGCAGACAAGTTTGATCCAACTTCGTCTAGTTCTAGATTCATGGATCCTGCTGAAGCAAGTAATAATTTTTCTCGCATTTGTTTAACAGCTGGAGAAGTTCCGCTATCAAAGCTAAATGCCAATTCTCCTAATCTTTCAAAGTGGGCTTGAAATTTAGCTAATTGCGTATTGTATTCTTCTTCTAGTGGAACTAAACTTTGTCCAGTATTAATTCGCCATTCCGCTCTTTCTTGAGCTAATGTCTGCATATTTTCTTCGGCTTTTCTAGGAAAAATAGTATTTAGGAATTCTTTTTTAAAATGTGCTACGAATTCACGTTCTAGAATATTAGTTGAATGCCCTTTACCTGTTCCTGATACCATTAAGTTTAATACATAAGTGTTAACTGGAATGACGTCTCGGTCATTTGTTAAAATATTACATCTCATCATTGATGCTACTTTGGATAAATAATAAGCTGTTAATACTCTAAAGAAATGACGGTTATCATTATTAACTTTTCGAGCTAAGATATTGACTATTTTTTCGGAAAACGGATGATATTTTTTCATTCATGTTTTCCTTTCCCCTTAGCAATTGCATCTCTACTGCACATCTGAGCGATAGAGAAATAATTTCTACCATCTGGATAATTATCGAGTGTAGACGGATTCCAAACAGATCTAACCATTTTTAACGCTGCCATCTTTAATGCATATAGGTGAGCTTTATTTTCCCAAGGAGATTCTTTTGCGTAATTATCTAAGGCTGTACATATTTTTGCCCAAGTATTAAAACAATCTAAAGGTGGCCCATATTTTTCTTCTCTATTTTTTATTATCTGGTCGTCTGTCATTTCATTATCTTTCATCTTTAGTCTCCTTGAAATCAATATTTGCTACTGTTTCTGTTACTTCTTCTAAAAAATGAATAGCTACTGAGAGTTGTACATCTTCTTCTTCAGCAGCTTCTACATCTCTTTCTTGTAAATTTTGTAAGTAGCTTTTTACATATTCTAATTGTTGTTGATTACTTAGTGGCATCACCTACCTCCTTTCTTCCAATAACCATAGACGCACCTTGTTCCGTTTCTCGATGGATCACAAAGATCATTAATAACTCCATTAATCATTGTTGTGTAATGTTTGGAGACAGCAACAATGAGTCTGCCTTTTGGCAACTCATCAGGTTTGAGGTGTACTTTGCAACCAGACCCAATCTGCATTGTTGGAGTCCACTTAAAACCTATTGAAGCCATATAGTCCTTGAACCATTTTCGGCTCGTACTTATGCCATTTCTAGCGGTTCGGGTACGCTTCTTTGTATCATGCTTAGATTTGCGTTGAGTAGAATTACCATGTGCCATAGCTTCATAGACCTCTTGGTATGGTAACTCACTTGCGATTGCGATTGCCCTGGTAACACAATCGCCAGCCGTTCCTTTGTAGCCAGATTGTTTTCGTCCTCCATCGTTGTAAACAAATTTCATCACTCACCTCCTCTTATATGATTTAATATTAGCTATATCTGCATCAGCTAATTCAATTCCATATTCTTCATAAAAATTTTCTTTAACTTGTTTGATTAAATCTTCTTTTGATGTCGCCAAAAGACCATCGCAAGTAAAAAATTCACCCATCCAATTTAGTTGTATTTCATATGAATATTCTTTCTGTTTACCTGCCATTACTCACCTCCTCTTCCTTTATTTCTTTAGTAACTAAAGTTACTTGATTGACATTAGATACAACATCGGCAATAGCATTTTTACTAGCTGTATCTTGTTTCGAAATCCAGACAGGGGAATTAATTGTAAAAGCATTTCCTATCTGAAAGGAACTATTTTTAATAATTGATTCACACATTGTAAGAAATTCTGCAACAGTTATCGGAGTACTTAAAGGTTCAAATGCCAAATCTTCTGAATATCCATGATAGCTATGAGGATTAGCTGGGTATCTATCCTCATACCCATGGTAGACGGAAGAAATAATAACTGGTAAACCAGTTCTTTCTTTCCTTAACGCTTTTATTAAACTACCCAACGTCATTTGATATTCTGCTCTATGTTTCTTTCTTTCAGGAATAACACCTTTTGTTATTTCTTTGATTTCATTATCAATCTCGTCTTTATCCATAGCAATTCTCCTATAAAGTATGCCCTTGGGAGGGATCGAACCTCCACGCACCGATTCTACGACTCAGTTGCTCTGCCATTTGAGCTACAAGGGCAGATTAACTAACTCTCTGATCGACCTAGGCCATATTTTTGTTGTATTATTCTACGAGCTTTTTCAGGTAAGTGATTCGGCTTGGGTTCTAACTTATCAGGACACTCAAATACTTCGTTAAATAACTTGTCTACTTCTTTTACATACTCTTTTTGTGATAAATTCTTAATAGTTATATCTGAAACTAATCTTTTAAATCTCATAATTTCGATCATAGCCTCACCTCTAAAATTAAGACGCACCTACGTCTGCGTAAGTGTTGGCACTAAACTTCATGGTTATGTATAGAACACTATCAAAGCTAGGACGTAGATACGCCTTTTTTTCGTTGATATCTCTCCCATGAGGACTTTCTTTGTGAAACTCTATAGCATTGGTGGCCGCAGTACTTAGCGCACTTATTAGATTTTACTACTTCTTTATGGCAAACAATACATTTAATATTGTATTTTTTAGTAATTTTATGAGTTCGTTTAATCCAAGGCCGTAAACCCTTTTTTTCATAGGGTTTTGATTCTTTGGTAATCATGTTATCCCAATGTTTTCTTTCAGTCGGAGACAAATACCAATCTTCTTTATTTGTTTCATTGTATAACTCTAGGGCTTTTTCCTTTGGAATTTCTTCCTTTAATACTCCATCTGGTGAGTAAATTCTAATTCCACTAATCATAAATGTAACCTCCCACTCATTTGCATATCTTTTGCTTGGCTACATACTTCTACCACTGAGCAATAACGACATGCTTTGACTTCTCCTGGAACTGTTCGAATCATACCTACATCTCCATCCTGAGATTTTCGTTGTAATGCTTCGTCCATTGTTGCGAAGTTTTTAGTTGATCTATCTGTCTTAGCTGGATTTTTATAATATTTAAATACTTCATCAGTTGCCCATAATTCTTCATCAGTACATTCAGGAAAAATGCTGGAATTTTGGGGCTGATCTAGTAGTGCTTCAACTCGTTGTAATTTGCTACTGATCCAGTTTTCTGTTTCTTGAACACTCCATAATGGATAAGATTTATGGGCTGTCCTAAATGGAGGATAGTCCTTTGTTTCTCTAGCTTTAGATGGTGACCAATCCGTAAAAATATAATTAATATTAATAATATCTTCTGTAATTTTATCTGGATTAAGCCATTTATAAATACTGCCTTGTTTAACATATTTATCTCTATCACTATCATAAATATACTTCCAAACCGTAGCAGATTTATAATCATTTACAGTTCCTGCTAATACTAAATCAAATTGACCAGAAATAATAAATCCATCTATTTCTTTTTCTACTCTTTGTTCTACGTATATTGGCATATCTCCAGGTTTTACTTCTGTAGGATTTATTTTTACGTTTCTTACAGCACTGTCTCCTGCACCTAATGTTCTTAAAGCTTCTCTTACCGTATCTTCATTTTTCCATGCTGCTTCACAAGCAGAATGTATAGCAGATCCCATACGAGCTGCACCCATGTCGGCAATATCTACGGTTTTATTTAGATCTTTATGTTGCATAGAGAGCACTAGTTCACGCAAAGGTTTTAATAAACTAGTAGCACTAATAGCATTAGGCCTATCATCATAAGCATATGTATCGTTCAATAAAAATACTGCTAATGGTAATGTAAGATTATTCTTATTTGTATATTTAAATGCCATTAACTATCTCCTCTTAAGTGGAAATGCGGTTGCAAATTTTAGTATTATTTTATCTATTACTCTAATTTCTGCATCGTAACCACCATCCTCATCATCACCATATTCTTTGATGTGTTGGACTAAATTACTATGTAGCTTCTCTAATGCTTCTTGTATAAATAATGATTCTCCTTTTGTGAAAGTTAAGGTTACTTTATTTTTTGAGTTATCAATGCTACCGTATGTCATTGCCATTTAGTAGTTTCTCCGTTTTAAGTTCTTTAAGTTTTTGCTCATAGTCACTTCCTTTAGGTAATGGTACTAACTCAATAAGATTACAGTTAGCATATTCATGTTTATTTACTCCGCCAAATAGCTTACTATATCTACGATATACGCATTCTTCCTCTGGTACTTTATACCATCTAGGTAGCCATTCAGCTTCAACTTGTTCACTGCCTATACACAAGTATTTAATATTATCACCTAAATATCTTCCATAATACGGTGGTTCCCAATCGTCTGGAAGCATACTTTTAACGTATCCCATGACTTCTCCTAACTATTGATATATACATTAGTAGTTGCTCTAGTCAGAGCTACATAAAATAATCGTGCTCGTGTAGCTGGATTCCTACATTTATTTATATTTAATCTATCTATAAAAACAGCTGGAAATGTGCCTCCTTGAGCTTTATGGGTAGTACCAGCAAACGGTGGTCTTAGATCTGCTAATGAATTTTTTAGTTTATAAAAATTAACCCAATTGTCTTTGGTTTTATGCTTAATCGCTATATCTTTATACTTTTTAAGGATTGTATCTGCAGCAGATTTGGATACAGGACTGAATACTTTCTTCATATCTGTTTTTGAATACGTATTAAATTCACCTTTTACTGTAACTATGTATCCAGGAATTTCGCACTGTTCTGCTTGTATGTAGTCGCATACATGAACTGTTTCGTTATTTGTCAGTATAGTTCTGTTCCCTTCCATAACAACACTATTAGCAATTAATCGTTCTCCTTTATAAAAAGGTTCTAGGTTTTCTTCTAGAAAATATGCCGCTTTACGTATCATGCTATTGTAATTAATTGCTGAATCATTTGTATATGTACATAAAGGAACATCTACATCTGTTCCTGCTGTATAGTCCATATATTTTTCTACAAACTTAGTTACAAATTGTTTATGAGGTAATATATGAATTCCTTCTCCTTGCGAATTTAAACAAGTTTCTAATATAGGTTCTGGTGCTTCATTTTCCAAGAACTTTCGGTATTCTGTAGCTTTACTAAGAATTGGGTTTCCTCCAGCTTGCCTGTGTACTTGTTTTAATGGGAATGTAGTTAAAGATCCATCAAATATGCTACACCTATCAACTGGTGGTGGTAATTGAAACGGATCTCCAACAAACAGCATTTTTAGATTTCTATGCTGTACTATATCTACAATTGCTTCTAAAAATTTGTTACCAATCATGGACGCCTCATCTATTATAACAATAGATTCAAATGGTATTTCACATATGCCTACTTTTGTAAGATCTTCTCGGCCAGATTTTCCTACGCTAGGGCGTAATTTAAATAGTCCATGTCCCGTATATACAGTTTCTCCTACTACCTGTTCTAATACATGTGCAGCCCTATGAGTTGTTGCACATAATGAAATTTTAATTAAAGGATCTATACCTCTTAATCTTTCGATAACTTCACCAATTACTGTAGTTTTGCCAGTACCTGCCGCTCCTGTTAATACATTAATGATAGGTGACTTATTTACTGACTTACTTGTGAATGAACTACATATGTTATCAATTGCTGTTATTTGATCCTGGGTAAATTGAAAAGACACTTCTAATCTCCTTTATATAGAGTTCTTAATCTCAATAAGATGTATTGAAATCATTCCTACATGTTCTTTAATATCGTTTAGTTCGTCATTAAGTTCACTTAACTGTATTTCGAGTGCTGTAGTTAGCTGGGTAATAGCTGCAATTAACTGTTCGGCATCACTTTGGTGCATGTTTCTATCTCCTCTATAGTTGCATTGTTATTTAGTGGAACTAAGGTATCCCAAGACTTTCCTATTTCTAGCGAAGCTTCCATAGGAACGTCTTTAGATCTAATAATTTCATCATTATTCCATTCCATTTCTTCAATTAGTACATCATTTAAAAATTTTATATATTTTGGTTCTTTTTGTACTAAAAAGTACCCTGCATCATGAATCATATTACACGGTAAAATATTCATACCGTAACCAGCTTGCTCTATTCGTGTATTAGTCGCATTCATAGCTCTGTTAAGTAGCATTCCCCAAGATTGGGTTATTGCATTGTTAGCACTACGAGCTTCTTTATCTGCTTCATATGGAGTTCTGGAATTTCCTAGAATGCACTGAGATATAATTGGAGTTCTTAATTTTAATCCAAATGCACATTCTACGTATCCGTGCTTCTCCATAAATTTTTTATTTTTTAAATTAAATTCATCAGATACTTTATAAAGGTCATGAAATGCTTTTTCTATTTCTTGAGCTTTCTCTTTGGAAAACCCGCATCTTTTATGAAGAGTATGCCAAGTACCCATATATTGCAGAGCGAATGTGGGAGCTTTAGAATCGAACCTTAGTTCTGGATACTTCTTTTTAATAGAGTTAATGCTATAAATATTATTTGGATCTATGTCGGGCATTTGATCTGTAAAATATTTATACGCTCTCATAGAATGACCATCTAAACCTTCGGTGTAGACTTTAATCCTATTAGGATCTCCACTTAAGATAGAGCCTATTTTTTCTTCTAGTGCATCAAAATCAGCCCCTGCAAAGAGCCATCCTGGAGGAGCAACAATACAACTTTTTATTAACTTACCCATGGCGCCATGAGCGGGAAGATTAGTTAGATTAGGCGAGTTACTAGCTAATCTCCCTGATTGTGTACCTCCTAATTTAAGATTGCCATGTAGGAAATCTTTTTCTTTCATAAATGCTTTAATAAATGTTCCATTAATTTTTGTTACTTCAGCCAACTTTTTTATAGATTCTAAAAGATCTAAAATACTACTATCGGTCGTATGATTAGTTAAGTCCGTAAGTATGTCCCCTCCTGTTGTTGGGGCACCTCCTTTAGTTTTATCTAATATTGGTAATTTTAAATAGTCAAATAATAAACTACCTAGTTGACTATGACTACTTGGATTGAATTGTATGTCTGTGAAGTCATCAAAAGGTTTAATTAATTTTTTTAATTGGGAATTGGCTAATTCCCATGCTCGTGTTTGAAGTTCTTTATTAAATTTTTTTATATATTTATTTTCTTGTATTTGTTCTTGTAGTACTTTCGCTTTAGCCTGTAAAATATTATGTACTTCATCTACACGATCTGAATCCATTGGTAATCCAACTAACATCATCTTTAGTAAAGTATATAAACTGGGTTTAAATATTTCTCTATATGGTCTAGAGTGTCGTTCTTTTTTATATTTTTCATAAACGTAGAACGTAGCCAAAGCATCTATTAAATTGTATTGTAAAATTTCTTGTTTTGTATGTTTAGCAACATCTGTAACGTCTAGAGAATATTTTCCTACATACTCTAAAGCTATATCTTTTAATCCAAGAGATACAGGAGTAGTAGCATTTTTAGCTAAGTACGCCATTACCATGGTGTCATCAAAGTCTTTAAAGTACTGTAGTCCTTCCAGCATTCCTGCATAATCTGTTGCATTCTTCATCCATAAATTTCGTATAAGAATTTTGGCGTCAAACAATCCGTTATGGAATATCATACGGCCTGGATAAGTTTCTATAAATTTTTTCAGGTACCATGTTCCGTTAATAGATAGATCAATTGCTACTCCATCATGTTTAGTCCAAGCGAACGCAATAGATATAAGTTCAGTATCTAGTTCTAAGCCCGTAGTCTCTATGTCTACTGTTAGTAATGAATGTTGATATAAACTATCTAAAATTTCTCTGTCTTCTCCATAAGTAAATCCATATTCAGCTGAGTTAATCAAAACACTATTAGATGTTCCTGCAATGGCCTTAAGTCCTAAAGCTATTAATTGAGCATTTTCTGGTTGTTTAAATAAAGATTTATAATTTGGAACATATACGCAATCATAGTTGACGTATTTAGAAATAGCCCCTTTGAGAGTTGTGCCGTAATGCTCAGATATCTTGCTAGTTCGAGTAATAAATTTAAAATAACTACTGTCGGCAACAATTAACTTTGTGACGGTATCTGGTATTTTACTTCTTAATTTTATTAAATAGGCTTTAGCAGTTTTAGCGATTATTTTATTTGGAGTATTGTATAAGAGAGGAAGTACTAATACAGAACCTGGTAATATTCCTTCTTTTTTTAGAGGATCTAAGTAATAACTGCGAATGTCTTTAGTTTCTAATGCTGATTCTTTAATAAGTATTACTGTAGTGGTCGACATAAATAGTTTCCCCAATTGGTGCGGGTTGATGATTAGAATTACATATCCATAAAATTGGGTAATTTACTGGATTTAGATCATCTTCACCAAATAGATCCGTAAAATAGATTAAAGCTTGTGTTGGATGCTCTTCGACATAATCTAATACAGGTTGAAAACTTGTTCCTCCCCCTCCAGCAAATTCTAATTCCATAATATCTGTATTTTGGTCTACGTTATGTATTTGATGAATCTGTGAGTCACAATCAATAATTGTCATCTGTTCAGGATTAAATACTTGTTGTATTCCTTTAATCTCACTGAGCATTTCTTGAAGTTCGTTATCTTCAATGCTACCACTGGTATCAATAGCAAATGTTAGATGTCCTAAACCATTACTGTGTAAACTAGGCATATAGTCTGTACTGTATCTGCGATTTCGTCTTTGCCAGGAATACTCTTCTTTAATGCGTCTATCTAAAAATTTTTGTAATAGTACTTGCCAAGGTAGTTTAGGATTTATTAATTCATCTACGATCCTCAGTATTTCATCTGGAATTTCGTCCCTACTTCGTCCTGCCATTTGTGATTGAGTACGGGCTTTAACAATAATATTGGTAACGTCAGAATGTCTGCTAAGGCACTCCTTTTCGTCTCCATCGTCTTCCCGTAGATCTAACATTAGTTCTCCTGGATCAAATTCCTTTTCTTCCTTAATAAGATCATCGTAAACTTTTTCTGTAGTCCATTCTTCATCATATTTTTTGTTTAGTAATCCTCCAGTAGGTATGTCAAATCCTGCTTTTGTAAGCATGTGATTAATAATATAGTCACCTGCACAATTCCAAATCAAAGGGTCTTTATTTCCTCTTCTAGCTAAATGCTGAAAAGCTACATGCCAACATTCATGAGCTACTAAGCCAGCAAATTGTACAGTAGTCTGTTTTTCAATAAATTCTGGATTATAACGAATAGTAGTTCCACTAACGTCAGCTGTTTTACATTGATCTGTAATTACGTGCTTCATGCTTAAAGCAATTGTAGATATGAATGCTGACCTAGTCATTAACTCTATTTTCGCTTTAAGTAACTTACCTTCTAAATCTGTAGACATTACATGTCCTCCGGGATTCTCATTCCTATGTATACTGGATGTCTTGGAGCTTCCTTAACACCAATATCAAAGTATTTGTACTTAACAGTTTGGCCTATTAAATCTTCTTTATGTTCCCACAATTGATTTCTTACGTTATCACTAAAACCTGTTCCAATGTTGAATTGAACTCCGCTATATACATCCTTGACTACAAGTGCTCCTAGAGTACCTTTAGGACTTTTATTAGCTTTATGAGATGAACGTTGACCTCTTCCTAATTCGTTAACCTTCTTCTCATTATTATTTTTCATTTGTTCTTCCATAGCAAGGATCCTTGCTTCTGAATCATTAAATCGTTTTACTTTAATTAAGCCACCTTCTTTAGCTGTAGATCTGCCGTGCTTATACAAAGCACTTGGATCTCTTAGGATTACTCCTTCATACCCAACTGATAAACAATCCGTTTCATAATCCTGTAACTGTCCCATGTTCGTAACAGTTTCATAACTGAGTATATTAGTAAATCCTGTTTGTTGTGGGCATAATTGATGAACTATGTCCATACGATCTGCATAAGGCATAGTCGGGTAGAGAAATGTATCAAATACCCAAAATGTAAACTTAAACTCTTTGTTTTCGCTCATAACTTTACTACAGGTGTTGCGGTAAACATCACCATCTGTAGGAGCACCTACAATTAATTCTCCATCTAAACCAGTCAATTCTTTTCGTCCTAGTAACGATTGAACGTGCTTGTTACGAATTGGTTTCAATGATCTAGATAAAGCCACTCCATCTTGTATCATACAACGAATACCATCTAATTTTGGTGATGCATGTAGCTTTCCAAATTTTTTAAATAGTTCTCTAAGCTGATCGTCTGTAGCTTTTCCTGCTAACATTGGTTTTAAATTCATGTTGCCTCCTTTTAGGTATCGAATAATTCGCTAGCGTATTCTGCTTTCCATTCTTTAATAACTGGGTGATCTTTTAATTCAGGACTTCTTTTATAAATGTCTCTTAGAGTAATTACTTGAAACTCAGTAGATAATTTTTTATTTGCTATAATTATTTTATCAATAGTATCAATATTACAATTATGAGCTAATAACGTAGTGACTGCGTATTTTTCACTTGGTTCTTTTGGAACTTTCCATCCTGTTTTTGGATCCTTTAGTATTTGTTCAATTGTAGGCAAAGATTGATAAATTTCTGCAAATGTAGCTAATTCTACTGCCGCACCCTCTCCAACAGTACCTGCTAATCGTATCTTGTTAATTTGATCTATAGATGTTTCTCCTGAAATTACTTTAGATGCAAATTCCCAGGTACGTGGACACGGAAACGTTAATTCATTTGTTGATGGATCAAATTTATGTAAAATCTCAGGTTTGAACTTAATTAATGAAATAATTCTATGATCTATATTATTTTTGTTAGCCCAGTCAATCCATACGTTATGATCAATTCTCATACGATAATGATGTAATCTAGACGTAGTAGCTGTGCTTTGTGTATTTACAATTGCTCTATCTGTAGTTAAATTTCCTGCTGCGGCTATTAAACATCTGTCATGAAGTTTATGTTTATATACTTCACGATCTAAAATTAATTTATATGCTGCTGCCTCCGTTTGCTTAGTTCCTGAATTAAACTCATCCAGAAATAACAACCAACCTTCATATCCTTCTGGTATTGAATCTGTTGTAATTGGAAAATATTCTGGAATGTGAAAAGTCATCCTTTTTAAAACTGGATTATTTACATCATCAATAGTGCCTGGGTATCCTTGCATATCTACTGGTTCACATTGAGATATTCTAAAATCAATTACTTTGAGTTTAAATAGCTTGGCAATATCACGAATAATGTCAGATTTGCCCATCCCTGGACTAGAAGCTACCATAGGAGTTTGACCTATTCGAAAATCTCTAATTAGGGCTTCTCTTAATTCAACTGCATTCACCTCAAACATTAACTGTCCTCCAATAAGTTAGTTGTTAATCGTTCGTTAAGACCATCTGGAACTGTTGGTAAATTTGGATCTTCTTCTGGCTGTTTCCTTTTTGCTCTCGGTGGCTCAACGGGCAAGTATTTATGAAACGGTTTCGGCCATACTTTTCGTAATTGTTGGGATCCAGTAAACTTGTTAGTAGTCTGACTAAGGTATTGAGACATTTCATGCTCTTCCCCATTTAATGCCAGCATATCTATACATAATTCTTCTGTTTCTGCTTTTAAATCAGTATGTAAGTCTTGTTCTGCCGCATAGTAATGATCTGATACGGGATTAACTTCGTCTTTATTAAATTTACACTCCCATGCTTCATGAATTCTTTTATGATAGTCAACTTTTTCAGGGTTACACCCCCATGGATATGTCACTCTTACTTTATATTCTTTATGCCGAGTGACCATATCGTTTGGAAGTTCGTCTAAAAGATGTTTGTACTGGTTTAGCCAGATAAGCCTATTTCTCTCTGCTATATTTACCGATTTCTTGTGTAATTCCTCTTTTTTATTACCGTATAGATCTTTTAAAATTTTGTTTTTGATGTCATTTAATTCATGCCAACTTAATCTCATTTTGGTTCCTCCAGTAAATGTTCTAGTCTATATTCGTTAATTTGCTTCCTAACTTGGCAGATTGAACTATCATGTAAATCCGCCACATATTTAAGGTTTTCAGCAATGGGTAGACCATCTTTAGTACAAGTATTTCCTAATCTCCAATGCTGACAAGCCTTTAATTCGCAGTATTTTACCACAAAATACGACATTAAACTTCTCCTAGTTAATAGTTCACTATAGTTACTTTAGTACTATAATGTTAAGTATAAAAAAAAAATGACCTCCCCTTTCGGGGAGATCAATAAGGGTAGAATCCCCTTTATGTTGTTCGAGAGGTGAGAGCTCGAACAACCCAATGTTTAGGAGAGCATGTATTCACTTTTTAAGATGTCTACATCTAAACTATTGTTATTTTTATGTACCTTTAATCCACCTTTACCTGTTAATTGTCTTAATATATTACCAAATAAGTCACTCTTAGCTATTTCAGCCATTATGGTCTTATAAGTTGTTGCTACTTCTTGTAAATGATTAGGATTAAATACAAAACAATCATGAACATGGCTTAATTGGAATTTACACCTACGGATCATTTCCCGAGCTACATACCCATCAATAGAATGAATCACATTCGGGCATAGAGATCTGAAATCATTTGATTTAATCTGTTGATCCCATCGTAACGGTATAGCTCCATACTCAGAATCTCTATATGTAGCTGTAATAGAATCTACTACAGGTACATATACAGTATGACCATCTGGCATAATCCAAGAATGATAGTCTTTGTTGTAGTTCCAGCATTGATTGATAGCTTTCATTACATGTTCTGCGCCTGGCAACAAGCCTTTTAGTACCTCATAGAATACTTGTAATTGTCTTGTTGAAAATAGTCGTTTAGGCGTTGCTTCAGAATTATAGAAGTAAGTCATTGTTGCGTATTTGACTGTTTTTCTATTAACCCGTTCTGAGAGCTCCTTATTCATCATTTTAGTGACCTCATTGTACAGGTCATACCTTTTATTAGGATTTATACAATTAACAAATTTGGCTGTTTCACGGCATCCTGAGATAACAGCCATAATTTGGATTCCTGAAGACGTGGCGTCTAAACTCATAACATATCCAGTGGGTTTACCTGCTATTGTATCATTTAATGCTCTTAAAGCTTTACGCCCTAAGATAGGTTCTTTCCACTTTATGTTCTCTATGTCTTGTTTAGCGACCCAATCGACTCTATCTTTCCAAGTCAAAGTATCTTTTCCTGCATGATTCGCAATAGCTATGTATAAATTAGGAAGCTCAGTAATTACTTCTTTCTTATGCATAGATAAGAGTGCTTTACCATATTCATTTGTTTGTAAATTAAGATGGTAACCTGAAGAATAGCTTCTTCCCCTAGAATCATATCTCCATACGAAATAGAAGTGCTTTCCAATATATTCATCAATAACTTTTAAGAATTGAGCTTTATTGATTGAATGGTTGGTTTCTTTCTCAAATAGATATGTAGAGGGATCAATTTCCCAAGGAATAGATTGTAATTTATTAATAACATCATAAGCTAAAGGCTTATCATGTCTATTAAGTCTACTTCCAAGAATCAAATGCTTATGTTCCCATACCCATCCTCCATTATGATTGTTTTTCCAATCATTTGGACGCTTTTTCATAGGTGGTAGAAACTGCAATTTATCTAATTTATGTTGAATATCCTCATTTAAAGTAAAGAGTGGAAATACATACCACTCGTTATTTATACGCCTTAATGTATATAACCCACTGTCTACACATTCTTTAAGTAATAACCATCCCCAATCAAATGCATGAGGAGGTGACTTAATATCATTACTAAAACCCAATTGAATGGCTAAGGCTTGTATAGGTCTGGCTACTCTGTCTTTAAGAACTAAAGAAAAGAGCTTAATAAATATTTCTTTATCGTCTGTAGTTTTACTTGTACCTATGGAAGAAATAGCCCCAAGAATATTGGACTCCATCTCTTGCGGTATTTCATCTTGGATGGCTTCAATTATAATGTTATCAGTAAGTCTTGTAGACCATGTTGTTTCTAATGTATATTGATCAGTCATAAATCGCTCTCCTCGATTAGACATTAAAAAAGCCCCCAAGACTGGCGTCTTGGGAGCTATGGTTTAAACCTTATAGATTATTATCTAAGGTTCATTTGTAAATCATAGTACTCGTTTGTTTCTTGAAGATATCCTTGTATTTTGACCGGGCCACCTTCAATTTCCTGAACAACAATAACTTCCATGTCATGTACATTTCCTTCTGAATCAGTAACTTGTATCTCTCCTCCAGGTATCAGTACCCCGCTGTCTTCAACAGTCTTTCTTGTATCATTTGTATTAAATGCATTAACTTTTATATCTTCTTGTGGGGAAAATACATTGCTGTATCCCGAGTTTAATTCAATAAACCCGTCCCAAGCATAAGCTTTTATAAAATGCCCACCAACATATACAACTGTAAGCAGTAGTGCTATCCATGCAAACAATCTTCCTGGTCTACTATCCATATCAAATAAATCCATTACTTATCCTCCTTATTTTCATTAAAGAGTGCTTCGTTATAATTTTCAATGATTTCCTGTAGTTCTTCGTTACAAGCTTCTAACTTTTCTATCTTCTCCCGCAATGCACATATTTCAGCTTTTTTATCATGTAGTGCATTTTTCAATCTATTAATTTCTTTAATTGAATCAGGTGGAACATGTTCGTCAATAGCAAACAGATCTTTAATAACTGGCGCCATTCTTATAGATCTTTCAATGGTATTCAAACTCGGCAAAAATTTCATTAGTCCTCCTTTTTGTTATTAGTTTATAACATTTCTGTTTCGGGTATTATAAGAGTCGGCTCTTCGTCATGTTCTAAAGCACCTTCTACAATAGCTTGATTTACAAATTCTTCTGCTTCTGCTTTAGAATTAAACACTACCATACGCCCAAAGGGATCTCCCATTGCAACCAATTGTTCCATCCCATGTTCTTTAGAGGTTATGTTTTTTGCTAGAACCCACTTCATTCTGACCTCCTCTACCCTGAAGAATTTTTACGCATCCAAAACTAACAGGACTATGTTTGTCACCTGTAAGGCTATCTATAGCCCTGCCTCGTTCTTGAACGCATACTTGTTTACTGGGGTAATCCCCCAATACTTTAATATAGTCAATCTGGTACGGTTGGTTAAATATTATCATTAGTAGTATCCACATAGCATCTATAGCCTATCACGTTTCTTGTACCATCGCCATGGTTGTTGATGAGCACGAAACTCTTCAAGTTCTTCAGCCATCTTGTCTACCAATTCGTCTAGTTCTCCTAAACTTATTTTCCTGGCGTGGTTATTAATAGTCCACTCTCTTACGGCTAATATAAATTGTTCCAAGTACTGCATGTCATATGTTTTTGTATAGTTCTTTTGTTTATAAACAATTTTATCGTATTCTTTAAGAAGCTCTTCAAGTAAATTACAGAATTTGCTGTTCATAATACCTCCTAGTCCATTGTTATACGAGATACTCTAGGCCTAAACTTGGGTTCTTCCGTTAAATGGGACTCTATAAGATCATTATCCCCTTTATCATACAAAACATACAAGTGATCATGCCACTCTATCCAATGATCCATGTATTTTTCTTCAACCCATTTGCATACATGATGGTCTAGATCTATTTTATACATGCACACCATCTCCCTTAAAATTTAGAGACTAGAGCCCACTCTGCGTAGGCTCCAGACTCCAGGTAGCATCGGCAGGTCGGGATATTAGACACCTACACCCGCCACCTAAAAAGGTTAATAAAACCAATCATACCCGATTAACAGTTATTAAATACATCGCATAACTTACCAAAGGGGTAATTATGGGTTGCTTCCCAAATATGTATTTCAGGTATCACATAACCTAGCATCCCTACACCGAATGCCATTAGTAAGAACAATAATATTAATGATTTAGAGTGGCTCATGCTATTCTCTCCATAGTTATGCCCAAGTCCTGTAACCATAAGGCTTGGTAACAAGGGTTCTTAGTACAAGGTTCATTGGTATCTTTATGCATTGATACAATACCATTCACAACCGATTCACTCTTTTTCAAGTAGTGATTCTCTTCCCATTGTCTTATAGCTTCCGCTCTATGAATAGCTAACTCCGCTTTATCTAGTAGCATTACTATTCCTCCTTAAAGCTCGACTTTGTAGTGCGTTATTTAGTCTGATATACCGTCTTCTAATCTTTCGTTTTACTTGTTTTCTTAACCGTTTATCTTTCATTGACATTCTTCCTCCTTATTATCAAATA